TTAAGTGAAATTGCCATTACGGAATTAGGAGAGTTTTGTGATTCGTTTGGTAGCGAATTAATTAAACATGCTGCTCACAAAGCTATTGATGAAAATAAGCCAAAATGGAATTACATTAAGGCCATTTTGAAAAGCTGGGAAAAGCAAAAAGTAAAAACATTAGATGATGTTGCTGCATTAGACAGACGCTTTGAAATGAGTAAGAACAAGCGATTGAATGGCTCGGGACCAGGTCATTCAAATAGAAAAGAAATTGTTCCAGATTGGTTACGTGAAGATGTTGAGCCAACTAAAAAAGAAATTGAAAAGCAAAACTCGCAATCTATTGATGAAGAGCGTGAGAGATTGCAAGAAATGCTAAACAAATATAAATCATAGGAGCGATTTACATGTTAAATCCATTTGAAGATGTAATTGGAGAAGAGTGTTATAAATGCGAAAATCCTTTTCCTGAGTCTGATATGAGTAAAATATATATTTCTGGTTTGGAAAGGACTTTATGCAAGCAGTGTAGAGAGCAGCTTGAACAGAAAGTAAAAGTGTTAGATTTTCGTGTCATTCATGATGTTCTAAAGGAATTAATAAAAGGATTCGGCCGCGAGAAAGTCCGTCAATTTGATTTAGTAACTGCAAAAAGATACGTGATTGACAACGGAGTAGATCTAATGATTGAAAAACGTGGTGGCAAGTTTAATCAAGAACCTTTAGGTGAATGTGTTTCCTTATCTACCAAAGAGTTAATTACAGTCATCGAATTTTTAATGAGAAAAATGAATCCTAATCTATGGATGAATGCGGTGATAGGGAATGTGTTAGATCAACAAATGATTATTACGCTTTCACCGATAGAAGGTGAATCAAATGACTGAACAAATCACAATAGATCATGATTTTATTTATGAGCCACTTATAGATACATACATGGTGGATATTGTTACAGAATCAGGATTTAAATTAGAATTTTGTGAAGCTGAAACGAAAGAAGAAGCGGCGTTAAAAATTCGTGAAAAATATCGTAAGAATTATAGTTTTAAGATTCGTAGTATTGAAGTTTCGAATAGATCGTTAAAAGAAATTCAAGAACTTAACTAACAATTGAATAGGAGAAGATACTCATGCGGAATCCATATGATTATTATATAACTCCAGAAGAATATGAGGCGGCTGCAAAGAATGGAATTAGTAATGAATTACTGACACGTAGGATTAGAAATTTGGGATGGGACAAAGAAATTGCAATGACAAAACCATCAAGATATAACGCAAATAGATGGAAAAACATTAAAGAAATAGCTTTGAAAAATGGTATCTCTCATTCAACTTATACAGCAAGAATAAAAAAAGGTTGGAGATTGATTGATGCAATCAGTAAGCCACCTATAGATAAATATCAAGCATTAAAATTGGCGGAACAAGCCAATTCAAAATGTAAAAATAAAGTGTTAACTGATGGACAAGCGGAACAAGCTGAATTAAATGGTATTAGTTATAGTACGGCACGTGACAGAGTTAAACGTTTGAAGTGGACTGTAGAAGAAGCCATAACAACTCCAGTGTTAACACGATCACAATGTGGAAAGAAGGCAAAAGAAGCTTCACCTTGGTCAAAGTTGGTTATTCCATCAAGAGAAGAGATGATGCAGCGCAGGAAGTTAACTTATATGGCTAATTAGTTTGAATTCATAAATCTTTAATTAAGGAGAGATAGAAAATGAATTTACAGATTGATGAAAAGAAAGTAACTGCTGGTCAATGGGTTGTATGCGAATTGAAGGATAACAAATTTATTGCACAAGTGAAACGAGTGATTAAAGATACATTTAACAACAAAGTAGAGTTATGGGGAACATGGGGATGTGAAGGAGCGATACATGGTGATTGGGGCTATAATCATGCAAATAAATGTAGATATGCAACAGTAGAAGAAATCAACAAAGAAAGTTTAAGACGTGTATTTGCTCAAAAGGGACGTAAGCCGAGTGAGTATCGTTCTGGTGATGTGGTAACTGATGATGTGTATGCATCTCGTGTTTTACACGTAATAGCCGATAGAGCGACTGTACAAATCATGAACTCGCATCAAATATATGAGGTTGCGATAGAAAATTTAGAAATTCTATTCTTTGCTGAAGATATGGCTGGTTAAATCATGGGATTTGTAGTTTCAATATTCTGTGTATTGGTGGTTATGATTGTCTTCAGATTGGTAGGTAAGGTTAACAAAAGAAATCGTTCAGATAAATAAATTTCAAGAGTAGGAGAGAAATTACATGGAAAATCGATTTATAGATTTAACGGAACTATTCCAAATGCAAAGGGTTTTAGATAAGAATATCATAGCGAAGCATAAAGAAAATTATGCTCGCTATGACATGCTGTATAACAAGGTTTATGCACTAAAAAATGAAGTGAATGAAGCCTGGAATGCAACAAATTCTTTTAAAATGTGGTCCACGAAATTTGAGCAACCTAAAAATACATTTTTAGAAGAAATGGTTGATATTTTGCATTTTTGGTTGTCGGTTGCTATGGACTTTAAAATCAAAAATCTACTTCGAACAATTTATATTACAGAAACTAAAATAAACGGTTTTAATAAAGCGTTCTTCCATATGGATAAGAATGCAAATCATCTTATTGGAAAAGCCGAATACAAAGACTCTATTGGCGCAAAAAGACCATTAATAATGATGATGGATTTATTCTATAAAATTATTGAATTTGCAGGTTTTACATGGGATGACGTTGTGAGAATGTATAAAGAAAAAAATCAGGAAAACTTTAATCGTCTTGTTAGCGGATATTAAGACCAAATTAGAATTTTGTATAGAAATGGGGAATGAAAGATGAAAACAGTTAAATTTCAATTCAATAGAAATCCAATTCATATAGGTAATGATAAATCAATTGAACAGCCAAGTATTGATGTATTAAAGAATACACCAGCATTATGGAACGCTTCATTAGATGATGCACTGAAGTACGGGGGAGAACTAACAAAGGCAGCCATTGGATCTATGAATTTGCGACATGACCGTAAGTACATTGTAGTAGATACAAAAGTGCATATGTTAATGCCTGGTATGTGTCCAGCGATTCCTAATTGGCATAGTGATGGTGTTCCAAGAGGAAAAGAATTACGACCAGAAGCAAAAGCAGTTCCTAATATTTTTTCGCAAGATTACTTAACTGACAGCAGATTCCATTTACTTGTTACAGGTGAAGGATGCTTAACGGAATTTATTGGACAACCTGTAGAGCTAGATGTGCCGGAAGAACCAAATACAAAGCTATATAGCATGGTGAATCAGCAAGTGAGGGGAAAAGTATCAGCAGGGGAATTAGAAGTATTTACAGCTCCTACATGTACGCCAATTGAATTTGATTGGTTCGATATTCATCGTGGAATTGAAGCAACGAAACATGAATGGAGATATTTAATTCGAGTAACAGAAACGGATCATATGCCGCCGCAAACTGATTTAAGACAAATCATTAGAACGCAACAACAAGTGTATGTTCCTACTAATTTTGGTTGGTAATGAAACTAAACAAAAGCGTTATTTTAATCGGAAATGGCAGGTAATTGACCAAATCACCTGCCATGTGCCTAAACCTAAACAGTCCGGAGGGGTAAAGCTCCGTTTTGAAAGAGTGTAGCTGACTCGTAGATAGTATTTGTAATGTAAAAAAGATTATTCGTAAAGGAGAATGGAAAATGAATACAATCACTATTAAATTTGGCCAAGGTACAGAAGCTTGGAAGGATATGCAAGAAGTTGTTAAAGTTCTACATGGTAAAGGATATATCGCTCAGCCTTATGAGGATATCGGAACGGTTAAATTAACTAAGAAAATCAATGATGAGTCAGTGGATAAGAAAAGACAATTCAATTGTGATATTTGCTTTTTAAATAAGGATATTGAAGAAAAGTCTATTTATCAATTTGATGAGGATGGCGACATTGTAGCATGTGTAGATTGTGAGAAAAAAGCATTTGAAAAGTCAAAAAACCAAACAAAATAGTTATTGTATTAGAAAGTGAGGTTAATGAAAATGGCATACAGTGGAGATCATGGAGCTGCGTTTGAAACCTTGATTAATTTTTCAAACGAGATGTATAAACGAAAAAACATAGCATTAATTACAAAACGGGCAACACCTGTAGTTGTTACAAAATTATTTAAAGATGGAAGAATTAAAGAAGGTTATTTTGAAAAGAAATCAACTGTTGATTATGACGGAATATATAAAGGTAGAATGATAGCATTTGAAGCAAAAGCAACAATAAATAAGACAAGCTTCGCATTAAAGAATATATCACCACATCAAATTGAATACTTAGAGCAAGCCGAAAAACTCGGAGCAATATGTTTCTTCTTAATTGAATTTAGTATAGAGCATTCTGTTTTCTTGGTTCCATTTGAAGTAATCAAAGAATACATTCATGATGCAAAATTAGGTGGACGAAAATCAATTCCACGAGCAGTATTTGATGATAGATCTTATTTAGTAAAGCCGAGTGATAGAGCGTTAGTAGATTACCTACACTATGTTGATAAGTTGAAGTGGTCTGTAATATGAATAAAAAAGAAGCTCGTATTCAAATTTTAGATTTACAAGAGCAACACTGTGTAGGGTGCGCTTATAGATATAGTAGGGATGTAGCGCATTGTTGGACAAATTGTGAAACAGGAATACGAATCAATGAACTAGGTGTTCTATTAGGTGGTCGGATAGGGACTGAACAAAAGAAACCAAAAACAGCTAAAGAATGGAATAGAATATGTAAGAATGCAGTAAAACTTAGTAATAAAGGACTTACATACGTTGAAATAGCAAAGAAATATAGTATAACTACAGGTAACTTACATATACAAATGAAAAAGAGAGGTTTAAAATAAATAATTTCATATACCGAAATAAGAGTTAAAAATAAAAAGGAAATAGTCCACATTAAAGGACGGTGATTAACTGTAAGAAAAAATATTTCTTACAACTAATCAGCGTCCTTTTTTTATTCTAAGGAGGACAAACTGCATGATAGACTTAATCAAGCAATACAAAGAAACGTTGAATCAATTATTAGTTGCAAAAGAAAAAGCAAAAGCCCAAGAAAATGAAAGAGATGAGAAAATCATAAATGGAATGATAAGTGATATTGAAGACTCTCTAAAGTGGATGCGTATAGGAAAAGAACCTGGATTAAAACGAGGGATAGAGAGGAGAGCTTCTTATCAAAGAGAAGTAAAAGTAAATCCCTTGTTAATACAACGATATTTAAGAAGTAAAGAAACAGAGTATGAATGGGATAAAGAACAAAAAGAGAATGCAATTACAACATGGGAAAAGATACAGTTAGATGATGCTCTGTCTACTTTGACTAAAACAGAAAAGGAAATATTTGTAATGTATAAAGCGGGAATGTTTACACAGGAAGAAATCGCTAAAATGAGAGGTGTTACAAGGTCGACAGTTCAACAGAATTTGCGTAGGGCGGATAGAAAAATCGCACAACAAGTAAATGGAAGTCTCTTTTGTATGAATTGATGGGAGTTTCTTTTTTGAAACGATTAAATTTGTCATCATAATGCCACCTATATATGAAAGCCGAAACCAGTTTCTATGGTAAAGGATTGAATGAGCGTTGTTTTTCACCTCAGCAGTTCAATTGGCAACCATTAGAAAAAATCTACCTGTATAAGATGTTACGAACCTTATGCAAATAAAATGTTCTTGATTTCTTAATTCGTAATTAGAATTACTAGATTATTAGTCTAAACGGTCTAGGAGAGCTTTTGCTCTTCTTTGAGCTGATACATGCCTACCTATAGTGTCAGTTCAAAGAAGAGTAAAGGTTTTGACAAAATACAAGTCCTGCTATGCTATAATTATATTGGTTTATAATTCCAATATTAATTGTAGAAAGGGTGCTGAGAGCATGAGTTTTCAAACAGAATTAGCTGAAAGAGCAAAACAATATTTAGGTGAAGATTTAGATGAAAAGATTCTAAAAGAGGGACATTTAAATCAAATATATCCTTATTTTTCATCACTAAAAGAAAAGATTGGTTCAGTCAAAAATCCTAACTATTATTTAGTTTCGCATGTATATAGTTCAAAGTTTACAGTGGAAAATATTACTTTTGAAACAAATGTGAATACTGAAAAGAATACAATTGAGGTAACGAAAGAGATTGATGGAGAGCGTACTCCTATTGATACAATCATTGTACAAGATGGAGAATTAGTTGCTTTAGATCGAAATGAAAAGTTCACGATAGAGATCTTGGAAGATTATCTACGTGAAGCATTTGGCGAAAAGCTAGGATTATAATTTAAGTTAATATTGAAGTTGTTGAAAGCATTCCTTAGGGAGTGCTTTTTATTATATAAAATTTACATAGGTGGTGAAGAGATGAGTCTTATATTTCATAATGGAGATTTAAATAAGTTGGCAAGAGATACTTCACATGACAGTATTATTTTAAAAGTTGGTGAACAAGAGATTGTATCTTTGAAGAGTAATGGAGATATCTATGTCAAAGGCAAGCTTATTGAAAACGATAAAGAGGTTGTAGATGGCATGAGAGAGTTCTTGAGGTTATCTAGGTAAAGATAAGCGCAAACGTGTTGCATTTAAAAAGGATGGTGTTAAGTAGATGAGTCCAGATGAGATGTATGTAAAGCAAATGGATGCGTGGATTAAAGAACAAGAGGCTAGAAGAGAACAGATTGTAGTAACAATTAAAACTAGCTCTGAGATTGTGGAACAAAACAAGATACAGTTGCAATGGTTAGATAAAGGCCTGGGTCTTGCTAAAGAAGAGTTCGAGACTTGGAAGAAAGAAAATAATTATAAGGAGTGTGAATCTAATTGATTACTGAAACAAGAAAAACAATATCAGGTACAGAGTATTGGGATAATGAAAAGAAGAAGAGTCTATTTGTTCCTACAGGTGAAGAACCAGGATTTGAAGTAACTGTTAATCCTGAGAGTATGATTGCTGATAAAGGATTTGCAACAGGAGGATATTTGACTAAAGATACGTTGGCTATTGGTGAAGCAGGTACAGAACTTATCTTGAGTAATAAGACAATAAAAGAGTTACGTGAGTATGCTGATGAGCTAGGCGTTGAGATTCCAGCTGATGTTAAAAAGAAAGAAGATATCATTGAATTACTATCATGAAGTACTGTGACTTTAACGGCTGCCATAACAAGATAAGTAAAGGATGTTACTGTGAAGAGCATAAGCGTAACAAACCAAGGAAGAAGAAAGATAAGAAGAATATCTATCACCATGAGAACAAACCATTCTATCGTACTGATGCATGGAAGTATGTCAGGTCAAAGGTATATGAAAGAGAGAATGGCTGCTGTCAAAGATGTGGAAGGTTCGTCTTTGGTAGGCGTGCTCATGTTCATCATGTAATACCAATCAAGGAAGACCCAACTCTTAAATTAGAAGAGAATAACTTAAGGTTACTTTGTCCAGTTTGCCATACAATTGAAGAAAATGAAGATAAACCGAAAAAAGTTTTTCCGAGTTATTTTGGAAGCCCCCCTATCAAAAATTAAAATTTGTCCTCTGGGGAGGATAGGTAGCGTAGGGGGCACATCAATAGTTGCACCGTTTTTAAAAAATGAAGGGGGGTGTGGAAATGGCTCGAATGTCAAAGAAGAAAAAGTTAGAAATGCTAGATATTGCAAGGGATGAAGAACGAAATAGAATCATAAAATTATTGACTGATGAGGATAATTTCACACCTTCACTCGAACCATTAATCGAAAATTATTTAGATGCTTTTATCATTTATAAAACTATGTTTGATGAGTGGGAAGCTGATGGATTTGCAGCCACAAAAACGCATAAGAACAAAGCTGGAGCAACAAATGAAATGAAACATCCACTTGCTCAACAAGTTGAAACTTGGAATGATAAGAAGAATAAAATGTTAGAATCTCTTGGAATGACGAATAAGGGGAAAAGTGTACAAAAAACACCTAAAAATGCAGAGAATATCAAAACTAATGAGCCTAAAGATGAATTAGCAGCTCATCGGAATAAATGGCGGAAATCTAAATGATTATTACACCAGGCGTTAATTATGCTGATAAGTACGCGAATAACGTCATGCGTAACAAAAAGAAATACCCGAAATCGATCATTCTTGCTGTAGAACGTTATAAGAAGTGGAAAAAGCGTAAAGATATTTGGTTTGATGTAGATCGAGCGAATGAAATGTTAGACTTCGTTCAATCGTTCATCCGTCATGTTAAAGGACCACTTGCAGGTCAATTGATGGAATTAGAGCTTTGGGAAATGTTTGTTTTTGCGAATATGTATGGTTGGTATCATAAAAACGAAAAAGGAAAAACAGTCCGTGTTATTCGTGAATCATATGTTCAAGTACCAAAAAAGAATGGAAAAACAATTATTGCAGCAGGTGCATTGCTCTATGCTATGTATGGAGAACTTGAACTTGGAGCGGATTGTTATTGTGCGGCATCGGATTATGAACAAGCGCAAAATGCAGCTGAACCAATTGCACAAGCAATAGAAAACTCCGAACCTCTAGCACGACATACACAAATTTATAAAGGTGTGAATGGAACAGTTAGTGGTGCTATGTATCGATATAGCATCAATGGAATTGCATATCAAAATAAATTCAAAGTATTAACGAAAAACACGAAGGGTCTTGAAGGAAAGAACCCTTATTTTGTGTTGAATGACGAGCTCCATGCACAAGAAAATATGGACATGTATGATAACTTAAAGTCAGCTCAAATTTCTCGTGAACAACCAATGATGCTTAATATTTCAACGGCTGGTAAGGGTGCTTCATCTGTTGGTATGCGTGTTTATAAATATGCGAAACTTGTTCTTGAAAATGATGATGATGATTCTTTATTTGTTGCAATCTGGGAACCTAATAAAAATTATGATTGGGAAGATCGTAAAGTTTGGGAAATGGTTAACCCCAATATTGGTGTTTCCGTTACGATGGAACAACTTGAGATTGAATTCAAAAAAGCGAAGCAGTCCGCACATTCAAAAGCTGAGTTCCTTTCAAAACACTTAAATGTTTTCGTAAATGGTGCGGATAATTATTTTGAACATGATCAAGTACAGCATGTTCTTGTGGAAGATTTGGGTGATCTTACAGGTGAAATTTGTTATTTAGGATTAGACTTATCTAAAACAACAGATTTAACATGTGTGAGTTTAAACTTCCCTTCACATGATGATGAAGGAAGGTCGATTATAAAAGTGAAACAAATGTATTTCCTTCCTAATGAAAACATAGATTTTAAAGAAAAAGAGGATAATGTTCCATATACTGATATGGTTGAACGTGGTTTTGCTACGTTTTGTGATGGAAAGATGATTGATCAGGATCAAGTTATGGAATATATAGTTGAATGTATGGATTTATACGATGTACAACAAATAAATTATGATCCAGCGATGTCTCAAAAGTTAATAGAGAAACTTGAAAATCTTGGTTTAGAATGTATTGCGGTAAATCAGTATCCAAATGTTATGAATGCAATGCTTGATGATTCAGAAATACTAATTTATGAAAAGCGTTTATTTACAGACAATCCTTTATTTGTTTATTGCGCTCTTAATGTTGTAGTAGTAACAAATATTAATGGAATGAAGGCACCAAGTAAGCGACAGTCCAAAAAGAAAATCGATGGATTTGTTGCTTTTTTAGTTGCTCACAAAGAAACCATGATGATTATGGATGATGTGAGTGAAGAGGGCATGGATGAATTAATTGGTGAGATTTATAGATAGAAAGGCGGTGAGAAATTGGGTTTACGCGATCGTTTTTCAAATTATTTGTATCGAAAGTTAGAGAAGCGTGGTTTGTTTGATGACATTTTAGGTAATAGCATTCGTTATGGTGGTAGGTATGTAAGCAGTGACAATATTTTAGAATCTAGCGATGTTTATGAGTTGCTACAAGATATAAGTAATCAAATGATGTTAGCTGAGATAGTTGTGGAAGATAAAGAAGGCAAAGAAATTAAAGATGATTTTGCTCTTAAAGTATTAAGGAATCCAAATAACTATCTTACACAATCGGAATTCATTAAGTTAATGACTAATACCTATTTACTCCAGGGTGAAACTTTCCCAGTCCTGGATGGTGATCAATTACATTTAGCATCAAATGTTTATACGGAATTAGATAATAGGTTGATAGAGCATTTTAGAGTTGGTGGAGAAGAAATTTCATCCTTTATGATTCGTCATGTGAAAAATATTGGTGCGGACCACTTAAAAGGAAAAGGTATTCTTGATTTAGGAAAGGATACGCTTGAAGGGGTTATGTCAGCTGAGAAAACTTTAACGGATAAATATAAAAAAGGTGGTTTGTTAGCCTTTATGTTAAAGATGGATGCGCATATTAATCCTAAGAATGGTGCGCAGTCTATGTTAATCAAAGCAATTTTAGATCAATTGGAATCGATTGATGAATCAAGGTCCGTTAAAATGATTCCTCTTGGTAAAGGGTATTCAATAGAAACACTTAAGAGCCCATTAGATGATGAAAAAACTCTGGCCTATTTAAATGTATATAAAAAGGATTTAGGTAAGTTTTTAGGTATAAATGTGGATACTTACACAGCTTTAATTAAGGAAGACCTTGAGAAAGCTATGATGTATTTGCATAACAAGGCAGTTAGACCGATAATGAAAAATTTTGAAGACCATTTGAGTCTTCTTTTTTTCGGGAAAAATTCGGGAAAACGTATTAAATTCAAGATTAATATCCTTGATTTCGTTACGTATAGCATGAAAACAAATATTGCATATAACATTGTTCGAACGGGTATTACATCACCAGATAATGTGGCAGATATGCTTGGATTTCCTATGCAAAATACACCTGAGTCACAAGCTATCTATATTTCAAATGATTTATCAAAAATTGGTGAAAAACAAGCTACAGATGATTCACTGAAGGGAGGTGATGGAAATGGCAAAGACAAAGGAAACACGGACATTTGACATCACCAAATTAAGTACCAGAGATGCTACGGAAGAACACCCTTCAAAGATAACGGGTTATGCAGCTGTATTTAATTCAAAGACAACTATTGGTGGCTGGTTCGATGAAGTTATTGAACCTGGTGCATTTGCACGTTCTCTTTCTGAGAATGGTGATATTAGAGCGCTATTCAATCATAACTGGGATAATGTCCTGGGAAGAACAAAAAGTGGTACATTGCGACTAGAAGAAGATGAAAAAGGTTTGAAATTCGAAATTGAATTACCTAATACATCTGTTGGGCGAGATTTAGCGGAAAGTATGTCCAGGGGTGATATTAACCAATGCTCATTTGGATTTTGGATAACAGAAGAGAATTGGGATTATAATGTTGAACCAGCATTAAGGACCATTAAAGAAGTAGAACTTTATGAAATATCGGTTGTTTCAATACCAGCTTATGACGATACGGAAGTATCTTTAGTTCGCAGTAAAGAAATCGGAAAAGAAATAGAACAACGAATGAAAATGATTAAACAAATAAATCAAATCCTGGAGGGAAAGTAAATGAACAAACAATTATTATTAGCATTACAAAAACGAAGCAATGAAAGATTAGTGGAATTACGTACAAAGGTTGAGAATCCTGAATTACGTGCTGAAGACTTACCAGCAATTCAAGAAGAAATTGATGAAATTAACAAACAATTACAAGAAGTTGCAGATGCTTTAGCAAATCTTGAAGATGATGGTGAAGGTGAAGACGGAAACGAAGATGATGAAGAAGGTGCTGGGGAATCTGGTACTGAAGGTTCTGGTGAAGGTGGAGAAGGTCGTACTGGAAATCCTGAGGGCGGCGAAAATAGAACTGGTTTAACAGCAGAACAACGTCAATCAGCAATGGCAGCTATTGCAACAGGTCTTTCTACTCGAGGTCATAAAACTACTAAAAAGAAAGAAAAAGAAATTCGTTCAGCGTTTGCTAATTTTGTAGTTGGTCGAATTAGTGAAGCTGAAGCTCGTTCACTTGGTATTGAAGCTGGGAATGGATCAGTAACTATTCCAGAAGTCATTGCTTCTGAAATTATTACGTATGCTCAAGAAGAGAACTTACTACGTAAATATGGTTCAGTTCATAAAACAGCAGGTGATATGAAATATCCTGTTCTTGTTAAGAAAGCAGATGCAAATGTACGTAAGAAGGAACGTAAAGATAGTGATGAAATCGTAGCAACAGATATTGAATTTGATGAAGT